TTTGTGGCGCGGCTTTTCCAAATTGTTTTACATGTAACGGCACTTTATAAGATGAGGGAGACACCCTATTTGCGGATCTGATATTTCCAGATGGACCATTAATTGACTGCATCCACAGTTCAAAATCTTCTCTAACTCCAAAATTCTCTTTATTGATAATTGTAATTGTCCAATCGGGGAATGTTAAATTTCCCGCGGCTTTCCATTGGTTTCCAAAATATGGAGTATTAATTGCCCCTATAGTTTTACCTGGAAGAGAGGCTCCTCTAACCATCAACTTGTATTTTTCTGTAGATGTTGCGCCGACTAAAGGAACGGCAAAATCAACCTCAAATAAATTAGCACGGGCGCCATCATATTTAAAGTTTGTCCTAAATGTTGATACATTAAATGCCATTAACGTTCTCCTTTATGATGCTGTCCAGAACTGGTAAGACCAAGTAACTGAAAATTCTTCAATAGTATCGGTATCTCCCCAATCTAATGGAATTTCTGCTATGTCTGTTGGAAATGCATCTTCAAATGTATATGTTCTTAAAGCAGTAGCGCTACCAGATTTGCCCAATTGTTTCACACTCAAATCTGCTGTATAGGCGCTAGGTCCAACTGCCCCTGCTGTTCTTACATTTCCTGGGTGAGAAGCTATACCTGCCATCCATTTTTCAATGTATTTTCTAACGGCAAAATCTTCATCATTAATGATTGTTGTTGTCCAATCCGGATATGTTCGATTTCCGGCAAACTTTAAAATTCTTCCCATATACGGCACATCTATTGCGCCAATTGTTGCCCCTGGTATAGATGCACCTCTAATTTTAAAATTAAAGTTGGTGACCGGGCCGGTAGTAATGCCAGTAGGTTTCACTAGCATTACTTCAAATAGAGATGCCCGTGCTCCATCAGCAGTCATGTTTGATTTGAAGCTACTTAAATTAAAAGCCATTTTTTATTACTCCTTAAACGTTGTTCAGTTAGACTTTTTAATTATTTATACTAAAACTGTCCGACAACTTCAGAAAATTCTACGCCGGTTCGAACAGCTACAAAATTAAGCTGTATGAAGTTAATTGAACGATTAGGTTTCACATAGATATCAGCTCTAAATTCATTTCGATCAATTACTTCGCCTGTATTATTTGATGTATCACAAACAACTTTAAAGTCAAAAATACCATTTCTGCCTTGTACATCTCTCAAAAATGGTTCAACTAAAGAAACAAATTGAGAACGTGTAAAGTCATCATTGAATTCGAACAATGAGAATTTTGCTGCGTTTGCGATAGCTTTTTCTAGAATAATGAATAATCGTCTTACATTAATTCTATCAAATGCGCTTGGGCGAGCCAATAATGTTTTGTCTCCAAACAATATTGTTCCAAGACCTCCTGTAAAGGTTACAATAGGATTTACACCATTTTTATATAAATCATCCCTTTCAGATTGACGAGGGTTCCATGAAAGTTTGACTGCCCCTTTAATGCCTCCACGATTAAATCCACCAGGTGAATACCACGGATCGCGTTCGGTGTCAGTTCTTGCACATAAACCAGCAATATCTCCATTCAAAGGAACGTAACGATATACTGAACTATATTTGTCGTACATATACTTATAACCACCGTCCATAACAGCGTAAGATGAACTACCTAGTTCATTTCTTCGGGCTATTACATCATCTGCTTCTGAACCCGAATTATCTACTACGTTACCTTGCTCAGGTGAAATAAATGCTATACAATCTTTACGAGCTGAGCTAATATTATCTATACAATATTTTGCAACTGTATTAGATGCGTCCCCTGTCATTAAGAGAGCCACATCAATTTCATCGGCATTACGGAATTTATCGTAAGCTGTAACAATATTTGCGTCTGTACAGGTTGAACCGGCACTTCCGTTAGAAAGACTATTTGTTATTACTGAACCATTTGCGTGATATTTTGTACCAGATGCAATAGTGGCGCCCCATGCAGTAGTTCCTAGTGCTGTATTTGCAGCTCCGTGACTACCGGCTTCATGTGTGCCCCACCACAAATAATCGGATTTTCTATTAATGGCATTTTTGTAATATGAGGCGGATCCATCTTCAGCCGTTGCGTTATTTGCGAGTGAAAGTCCCGAATATGTTTCTAAAACTTCGCCTTTAGTACCTGTCCACTCTCCATCTTCATCTGCTACAACAATATGAATCATATCTTGTGTTGCTGTATTTCTTTCAGCAAAAGAAGTGTGTGTAGGTTCATAATCAAAATAATTTGCATATTCCCATTTTCTGGAATAAGTACCACCAGATGCGGCATTAGACAATGTTGTATGAAGAGTAAGTGCTGTGGCACTAGAAACGGCATTAACTCTATGTTCTTCGGTACCACCGGAAACAGTAATATTAATAATATCACCGGCATTTACTTGTGAGTTAAACTTTGTAGACGAACCCGCAACATTTGCGTTGCCGGCGGCACAAGTAACAGTCCCCATCATTTGAACAGCTGGGGTAGCAAATCCTGAATTCTTTTTTACTGCAACAGTATCGCTACTATAAGCTACTGTGGGCGCGGATGATAGTACAAATACAGTATTACTTGTAATGGAAGCCACCATACGAGTTTGGGCAGCAGTTTGTGTGCCATTATCGATAACATCACCAACGGCTATTTTTCCAGATATATTGGCAGAAGCGGTAGCAGTTGCAGATGATGTAGAAACTGTAACTGCAGAACCATCTGCGCCTATTAATTTGGTGTCCGTATTTGCTGCTAAAGAACCGTCATCTGCGGTATTGGCTTTTGTGGGACCACATACAGAGACTTTTAGACTATTGCCTAAATCTCCTGCATATTTTGCGAACCAACTTTTACTGGCTGTTCCTCCAGCAGTATCATAATTTACATAATACTGGTCATCGTTCTTAATTAAAACATTAGATGAACCTTGAGTATCTGCATTATATGCTGTGGAGTTTGCTGCGCGGGAAACTCTTAGTTTGTTACCATACTGTAAGAAATTGGCGCAGGTGAAAAATTGTTTGTACGTAAGAGCGTCTGGTTTACCGAAAACCGTTTTTAGTTTGTCTTCATTATCTATCAAAATGGGGTCGTTGATTGGTCCCCAACGAAAGCCCCCTGCGTATGCCCCATCAGTTGTAGATGGAGAGGGAACTATAGTTGTCAAGTCAATCTCAGAGACATTTACGCCGGGACTGATTTGGAATGCCATTTTATATACTCCTATAATTTAGTTTGGACTGGGCAAATATTTTTAACTAAAGATATTTATAAAATCACGAAATTTAACAGTAATGTAATGTGACCTTACAAATAAATACTTATATGATTAAAATCAAAGAACTTCCAGCAACAGTTGTTTCTCGATTTCTAAAAAAAATCGATAGTAATAGTACTAATTGTCACCTATGGCAAGGAACTATAGATAGGTCTGGCTATGGTGTATTTTGTGTTGGTAGAAATAAAGAGACCAAAAAAACAATGACAATATCAGCTCATAAATTTGCGTATTTGTTACATCGTGGTGAGATTCATAAAGAAAAAATAGTGATTCAAGAATGTGAAAATAATCTATGTGTTAAACCTGAACATCTTGTTTTAAAAAATCGTAAAGAATGGAAGCGTGTTAAACCGACCATAGACTATCTAAGAAAAATAAAAAAAATACGACCTGATCTAATAGATGACGCAAATATATTAATTAGAAAATTACAATATCCTAAAGATGAATATGATTTTGGTTTTGACAATTAAAAATGTCTTCGCATCCCACTATCTTGATGGTCATCAAAGTATTTCGGATCATCAGCCACCCAGTTACTATTATCCCCAGGTATTTGAACATATCTTTCCTGTGATTGACCGTCATTAATAACTCCAAATGGGACCATATTTTCTTCCAATTGTTTAATTTTTTCTGAATACATTCTCTCTCGAATATCTTGTTCCGTCAATTCTTTGAAATATTGTTGTTGAACTAACCATGAAAACAATACCAATGTCATAACTAAATCATCATGCAACCCCTCTTCTGCTTCATATGATTGACCTCTACTTACAAAAGTAGTTAGTTCTGAAATGGTATTAAAATCAGTAATAATAAGTTTATCATTTTCAATCATCTCTTTAAGAGTAGAACAACCTATTCTTTTCACTTGCTTTGTGGTTGATACTCCCAATTCAGCATTTTTTGAAAATCCACTTCCCACTTGTTGCCCCGCGCGACCGCGGAAACTAGACATAATTATATTTTCGTATTCCATATCATAATATAGAATATTTGCACATTGCTCTCCTATACCATTAAGTTCAATGAGCACAAAAGCATCATTATAACTTTTAGCGACCGAATTTATCATTGTTGGGAAAATCATAGGAGTAATTTTATTACTTCTATAAACAGCAACTTGTTTATATGGCACCTGAGTAATGTCAACTATGGAAAATGCTGAATAATCTAAGCCCGTTCCCTTTGCCACATCTGCTATCATAACATATGTTTTTTGTTTATCAGGTTCTTCATAAACATCAATACCAACATCAGACCTTATGGGCGGGAGAAAAGCTAACGTTCTTAATTTTGAAGGAGAAATAAGAGTATTAACAGAACCAATAAATTGACATTCAAACTCTTGATTGAATTGGTCTTCAGAGGTATTTGCAATAGTTTCTTTTTTCCATACCTCATCTCTTCCAGGCACCTCAGACCAATGAACTTCTATTGGAATATATTTACTTCGTGATTCTTCGGCATCTATCCACATTTTGTAAAACATATTCATACCAAGAGGAGTAGAAACAATCAAAACTTTTGTAGATTCACCAGAAGATATGGTGGGATAAACAGATGTAAAAAATTGTTCGGCAATGCCTGGAGGTACATGAGCAAATTCATCAAGAAATATAACATTCAAACTCAATCCTCGAATTGCAGAACTGGAAGTGGCTGAAGCTAAAATTTTACTACCATTCTCTAATTCAATGTTTCCTTTATTCCATACTAATACACCTTGTTGTAGCCATAAAGGAAGATTTTCATATGCCAATTGAAGTCTACCAAGAATTTCTCTTGCTATTGCCCCCTTATTGGCTAAAACAGCAATATTTGTATTTTCATGAAATAAGGCATACCATAACAAATAACTAATTATAGTTGTACTTTTACCAGTTTGACGAGCCATTTTTGCTATTACAAACCTGTTATTTTGAAAAGTATCAACCATTTTTGATTGGTAATCATACATATTAAAAGGAATCAACCCCTCATCTACACTAATAATCTTTACATAATTACGAATAAAATATGTGGGGTTTTTAGAGCATTTTAAGTATTGTTCTATATCCCCCGGTTCCCATTCAACTTTAACTCCAGCAGATTTTAAATTGGGATTTCCTAAATAATTTTCAGCTGCCATTTTACCTTTATATAACTATACTAATAGTAAGAGTGATTGCTATCCATAATAGAAAAATATTACATACAAATAATTCTA